CCCTGAGTACCTTGCGTACCTTGGAGACCTTGTTCTCCTTGAATACCCTGAGTCCCCTGAGTACCTTGAGTGCCAGTTGTTCCTTGTCTACCTTGAGCACCTTGAATACCTTGGATTCCTTGTGTTCCTTGGGTTCCTTGAATACCTTGAGGTCCTACTTGTTGATTGAACGTAATATTTGCAACAAGTCCATCTGCAGTTGCAGTAACGCCATCACCAACGAAGTTAATAGATGTGAATGTTGTTCCAATACCAACACCTTCTTCCTTAACTTCAAATCCAGATAATGATGTGTTAATAAGTTCGCCAATAATATCAATCTCAGCAGCACTTACCCAGTCAATGCCATTTACTGTCGATGCTAATATCTGACCGTTTGTTCCAGATTGATTATCTTTATCATATAAACTTCCACGAAGTCTCAGATCACCATTGATATCCAAATCAGAAGTTGCTGATGTGGTTCCAATACCAACTTTTCCAATAACTTCTACTGTCGTTTTATCCTCAGAGTATGAAGATATACCAACTTTTAGATTTTTTTGGCGATTGCTGAGATATTTTGACATTGTTATTAATTAAATTTTATTAATTTAACGATTCTAAGATGCTTGCAACAAATTTTAAATTTGATCCATTACTACCAGATAATACTAATTTATCTCCACTCTCAAGAACTAATTTTCCAGAAAGAAGATTTGCAGTATCATTTCCAGAAATTGGAAAGTTTTTAACTAACTCCGTATCAGTAGAACTTCTTCTATGAATTAACTCAATATCTTCCGTTGTGGATCCAATATTTGCAACCTGACATAATAAAACAACACCGGTATAACCAGTTGGTGCTGTATAAACTTCAGATTGTGTAACTGATACTACTGCTGTTATAGTCTGAAATACATTAAGTGCTAATGCCATTTTATCAATCTCCTCCTAGTGCTAGAATAAATGGTGTCATAGTTGAAAATAAACTCTTAGAATAAAATCTTCCAGAAATAGTGCCTGTTAATTGATCAACAACAACACCATCACCTATTCTAAAATTACCTGCCTGGTCTGTAGAAGTATAAACAACTAATCCACCATTTCTCATATCAGTTTCATTTACTTGAATTGGAACTCCTCCAGCTTGAGGAAAGGCAGAATCAATATTAGTTCCTGTTCCTATGTATTCCATAGAATGTCCAGAAGCAAGAACCCTACTTTGTTTGAAGAATGGTACTGTAGTTCCAACTCCAACAGAATATGGTAGATTTTCTGTAATAGTAATCGTACAAATTCCAGAAACTACTGGTGTAGATTCTTTAATTGCATAGTAAGTTGGAACTATAATTACAGTTCCTGTTGCAGTTGAACCTGGCTCTTGTGGTCCTGCAATAGTGACAGTTGGAATGCCAGTGTATCCTCTACCACTAGAAACTATCTCTATATTTGTCACCTGACCATTTTCAACCTGCCCAACTCCAGTTGCAGGAACTCCCCAATTAGTAGATGGATTTGCAAATGTTACTGAGACGTTTTCAGTATACCCACTTCCACCAGAATCAATATGTACATCTTTTATTGTGTAATAAAGTTCTTCAAAATAAACAACCTGTCCATCAAAAGGTCTTACTGCATTAATTTTTACAGTTCCACCTGAAGTATATGTGTGTGGAAGAGTTGATGCTCCAACATAAACTTCAAATGATGTTGAACTTGGAGTAGCATTTACTTCAAAAATATATCCATTTCTTCCTGAAGGATATGTGACAGTACTAATTCCACCATCAGAAGCACAAGTAAATCCAAGACCAGAAATAGTAACTCCCATTCCAACATTAAAATTATGATCGGAGTCTACTGTAATTGTAGTCAATCCAGTTACATTGTCATAGACAGCAGTTGTTACATTTAGTGTTGGAACATTCAAATCTAATACAAAAGTGTCAGAATTTACTGGCGATGAACTTGTAATAATTCCTGTGTATTTTCTTGGTCCTCTTCCATCAGCAACAAGAGCATAGTTTCCAAAGGAGGAGTTTGAGTTTGTTAAATCGCAAGCACCACCACTGCCACAATAAACAGAAATATCGTTGCAAATGGTAAACAATGAAACTAACTGGGCATACCCCTCATTTGTAATAGAAACTCCAATTCCACCTTGATTATATTGTGTAAAAGAGTCTGTTACCATACTCTTTAGTCTTCCAATTACATCAGAACCATCGATTTTTAATCCAATACTATTGGAAAGAAAATTGGTACAGTTTCTGATATATGGTGATTGTGAAGTAAATCCGACTGTGTGTGGATCAAATCTAAAACAAGCCTTTCCAGGATCTACTGATCCCTTAAAAGACATTTCGGTGACATAAACACCTTCTTTAACATAAAAAAGATCCTTATCAGAGTTTTGTGGAGTAATTGTAACTTCTCTTAAACTATCTCCAACTAATGAAACTTGCCTTGGAATGACTAGAGGATTATCTTCTATATAAGATCCAGCACTAATTTTAATAGTGGATCCCTCTTCTGCGATTTCGAGAGCTCCTTTAAGTGTTGCTTTTGCGTCTCCGAGTTTTTTTCCTGTATTGGTGTCGCTTCCGTCTTTTGTGACATATAAAACATTCGTAACTGTTGTACCAGCACCGATTCTTACAATATCAGTACCAATACCTGTTCTTTCTCTGCGAGCAAATAATTCAGCATCATAAGTGTTTAAGGCTAGTTCCCCCAAAGGCAGCTGTTCCGCTGTTGGTCTCTTACCGGGGACTGAAGATCTTTTTATCCTAATATTTGGATCAGCCATTCAACCTCATATGATGGTATTTACCGCAGAAACTCTTATATAAGAGTCTTTATTATTTATAGACAAATAATAATTGAAATTATTGAAAATCTTCAGACTCTGACTTAATATTTTTCTTTGTCTTTTTTAATTTTTCAATCTCATTTTGCAATAGTAAGTTTGACTGTGTAAGAGTTTCAACCTGAGTTTCTAGTACAATAGTTTTATTAAAAAGATCAAAAGATTTTTGTTGATACTTTGCCAAAACTAATTTTAAATCTTCTTCAGACATAAAAAAATACACCCAGTTTCCTGAGTGTATTTAGTGTTAAAAATAAAATTTAACTTTAGAATGTTCCAGCGTCAACTGTAATATTTTTAAGAATTAACTCTCCACCAGAACAAGAAATGATTTGTGAAGAACCACCTGTGCAACTATTATTAATCCATAATTCTGAAATCTCAAGTGGTGCATAAGTATCAACTGCAATTTGTGGAGTATTTGTATTAATTCCAACAGTCTCTCCAATATTGGAAGCAAGTTTAAATCTTGAATTGGAAGACTCCCAAATTACAGCAGAAGTCTTTCCAACTCCAGAATCACCATAATTCATTAAAATTCCAAGATCCCAAGTGGTATCTGTTGGAAGAACTCCATTAATAACTCCAAGTTCAATAGTACGATCTTCAACCGTAATTTCCGAAGTATTTACTTGAGTTGTAGTTCCTTCAACATAAAGATTTCCACTGATAGTTACATCTGTTGCAAATCCAACAGTTCCTGAATTATTGACGGTAATTGAAGAATTGCCAGTTACCGATTTAATTGAACCAGTTTGGAGAATTGCTGCACTAAATGTATTATTTGATGGGTTAAATGTTGCACCAGTACTAACTCTTACAGTTTCACCTTCCTCACCTGCAGAAGTATCTGCAAATAGCATATAATATTCTGCGTTAGTAGAAGTTCCTGTCGTATGTACTGTTACAGATGTACCTGCAGTACCAGTGATACTTCCAATATTTGCAGTACCATCAACGTGAAGATTTCCGGTAATGGTAGTTCCTCCACCAACAGTGTATTGTGTTCCACTGTTAACAAGTTGCCCATTTACATTGTCCCAAGCTGGTAAGTAACCCTCAGTTAAGGATGCTGCACCTTTTAAGGTGACTGCGTCAGATGTAATAGTGATTCCAGTTCCAACGTTAACATCAATTGTATACTCAGTGCTATCATCAGCGTTTGCTGCAGTAGCACTCAGACCAGAACCGCCAGTAATGGTTTTGGCATACTGTCCGAAAGTATCAGTGCCAAGACCAACAGAATTTGCCTGAATGGAAGCAGTACCACCGACACTGATTGTTATGTCTCCACTAACACCTGAGTAAACATATTGACCAACAACTTCTGCAGAAACAGTCTTGTTTGATGCTCCGTTTAAATCATAGACTACAAAGTCATCCTGACCATTTAACGAAGTGACTGAAGAAAGTCCGCTGGTAACAATATCTAAATCGGAAGCACTTAAAGTTCCATCAAAAGAACTGGCCGTAATTATACCTGCTGCTGCAAGAATACCAGAAGAAGTTATTGTTGTACCACCACCAACAACAAGAGAAGTTGTTATTTGAACATCATCAACAAGTCCAACAGTAATAGTATTTCCAGATCCTACTGTTTCAATTTCATTTACAGTACCGGAAATAGTAAATGTCTCACTATCTAAGTCAATAGTAAATTCTCCACCAGTATCACCTGCAAATGTTAAACTTGAAAGTCCGACCTTAGTATCAACATAGGTCTTAACTGCTAACGCAGATACTAAAGTATCATGAGATGCTGAAACTGTTTCTAAATCAGTATCAACGTCAGTATATGTTCCAGATCCATCAATTTGTAAACTAGTGACTGTTGTTACACCGGCAGTTAAGTTTGTAAAAACACCAGTACTAGAAGATGCAGCTCCAATTGCAGTTCCATCAATATTTCCACCATTAATATCTACTGTACTAATAGTTGTAATACCAGAAAAATTGGCATTAACATTTACATCTAGTAATCCATTACCACCATTAGTTGAAACGGTTGTAATTCCTTGTAAAGTTGCATCTGTAAATGTTCCATTAGTTCCACTGGCGGTATCCCAAGATAATTGTCCGTTGGATGCTACCTTAAGAAAATAACCATCAGTAATAGTATTGGTATCTGGTAAGATATATGTACCAATACCAGAAAGGTTATCTGGTGATTTTAGTTGAATATAATCTGAACCGTCTTTATCAACTAAATTTAACCCAAGGGATTTTGTTCCATCTTCTCTTGTCCAATAACGATGCGAACCAAAATACTTGTTTCCAGATACCGAAGTGTCAAATCCAATAAAAAAGTCAAAATTATTTGTTGAAAACGCTGGTTCACCTGGGCGTAAAGCAGGGACTGTTCCCGCAATTCCTGCACTACCCCTTAAAAACTGAATTACGGGTGTAGCCATGCTTACCTTTTCCTAATAATTTTTTACTAATATTATTTAGTTTTAAAAAGACCCGGCATCAATATCAATACGATTATCCATCTCAATATCCAAGTCATCCAAAAATGCATCAGGAAGTCCAGGTTTTGCACTTGTTGTAGTCTGATATTGATCAGTTGCAGACGCAGACAGGATATCATCTGGATTGACTGCTGTCCATTTTTGAGTAGCAGCATTGTACATCAGTACAAAAGTATCTGGAGCTCCATTTCCACTATTTCCATCATCAAAATCAATTAAATCCTGAAATCTTGCTGGCACTTGAACTCCTCCAACATTTGATACTACTTTGAATCTTTTTTGTGTTTTTAACTTGACATTGAAGTTAGACATTGCTAGTAATTTCCTCAGAAACTATAATAGTACCTTCTACAACTCTATTTGTAAGTGATCCAGATGCTGGTGAAGAAAGAATACTTAATTGAAAATAATTTCTGCCAGGTTTTAAAGTTGAAGTTTCAGTCTTTGCTAAAGAAACTTTTATATCATTAGTTCCTGGTTGAAATACAACAGATTTTTGAAATGCGGTAGTTGCACCTGGATATTTTTTTATAGAAAAAATTCCAGAGTACCCATTACCAAAAACATTTGGACCAAAATCTTCTGTAAAAATGTCAAAAGTAACCTCAAAATCCGTTCCTCTTTCAATAGTTAGGTTATTAATTTGAGCAATGGACATTTTTTACACTCTTTTTTAACTATTTATTCTTCCGAATTCTCTTTAGATTGCTTTTTTAAAAGTTTTGATAACTCTGCGGTTGATCCAACAAATAGTGCATTATTTGTGACATTTGTGGGACCTTTACCTTTTTCATTTTGAACTTCTTTAACATCTTTATGCAGATTCATAAGTTTATCTGCAGTATCAGAAACACTCTTTATTATCTGACCAGCAACTTCATATGCTCTAGCAGATTCTGTTTCTTGTGCAAGTTCTAAGACGCCATCAATTGCCTCTCTTCCTTTCTCCAAAAGAGAATATATTGTACCTCTGGCATACTCATAATCTTTTTCAACGTCTAGAGACCTTTTATTCTCAATAGGTTTATTCTCAACCTTTTTTTGTTCTATATCAACTTCAACATCAACTACTTTAGATATAATTTCGCCAGAAACATTAAACATATCATCCAACTTATCAAATTCTTTCATAATTTTAATTAAAATACATTTCCATCAAATCCAAAGTCATCTCCAGGTTGAATGAGAGCATTATCAGATTCTGTAATTAGTTCTATTCTGGTTCCACTTACGTGAGTTGCAATAGTTGTTCCATATTGACCTCTAGAAAGAACTAAAGTATCTTGGCCAATTACATCTGTTCTATCAATTTTATCAACAACCTTCATAGTTTCATTATCAATTGTAATATATGAATTTACTGGAACATTTGCCGATTGTTCAACAGTAACTTCTGTTGTAGATTCTGTCATATCAGATAAAAGCGTGGTGATTTGTAAATCACTATAACTTTTTGTTGCGACAGGTGTAACAGAATATGTAAGATCTCTTGAGATTGATTTTGAATCGCCAGAAACAAGACTGATAGATGCTTTTTTGATAATATCCTTGTTTGCAGAAGAAGTTGGTCCAAAAAGATATGTTTTTGCGCTAAATCTTAGAGTATAAACTAAAGCTCTTCTAGTTGAATAATCGCCTTCATAATTATCTTCCATATTAATTCCGTCTAAAACAATTGATACGTCTCTTTTTTCTCCGATTGTTTTGACTAAATCAATTGTTAAATTATAAGATGGTTGAAAATATGGTAATATTTGCTCAATAATTTGAAGCATATCATCATTTAACTTAGTCATAATACTAAGTTCAAATTGCATATTATATGGAACAGGCATATATGTCTTTTTTAAATCTGAATTGTCGGTTAAAGACTTAGATATGAATGTTTGAGTAGTTGTTAACTTTCTTGTAGCATCGTATGAAAGTCCGACGAATTCAAATGACATTCTTGGGAGGGTCATTTGAACTGGTGTATTCAAATTTGGTTGTTGTTCAATTCTTGCCAAAAACTTCTGAATTGGTCCATAAGCAAGAGGTACTTTTATTACCGAACTTACATTTCCAGATTCATCAAAATGCTTTACATCAATTCCATTGAATAAGGTTCCAAATCCAATAATTGTTTTACGAAATATTTCGTTATAGTAATATTCAAACATTTTAACCTCTTAAAATTATGGAGTTCCAAATGGATTTTTTTCACTAAAATCTAAAATCAAATCTGCCTCATCTTCAATTTCAAGATTATTTGCAAATTTATCGCCAGTATTTGAATTATTTAGAGACTGAGAATCTGGAAGATTATCTTCACTTATGTTAGTTAGAACATATGATGCTCCAGACTCTTCTCCTATGATGTTCTCACCAACTTTAAATTTGCCAGTAAGATTTGACACTTCCAATGTTTTTGACGTAACATTCCAATATTTAACCCTAGCAGTAGTATCTGAAATACTTCCCGTAACTATCTCATTAAAAACAAAACTTCCACTACCAGAAATAACATCAGGAGGACCGATTTGAATATTGACTGAAGTATATCCAGCACCAGCATTTATAATTTGAATTCCACTTATAGATCCATTATTTACTCGTGCAACCGCCGAAGCAGCAGTCGTAGATATTCCAATAAAATTAACATTCGGTGTATTAATATATCCAGATCCAGAATTTGTAACCGTTATAACTCCAACTATTCCATTAGCAATAGTAGCAGTTGCTTTAGCATCATATCCGCCACCACCAATAAATGTTATTTGTGGAGGAACTGTATATCCAGCTCCTGGATTGGTAATTAAAACTCTCTGAACTCTTTTACGACTTGGATCAGATTCGCAAAGATCAACAATGCCGTCAATCATTTCGGCAATTCCTGTTGCTCTAACTCCTCCAGACGGAGGAATTGAGAACTTGACCTCTGGAGTAGTTGTATATCCTCTTCCTCTATTTGTTACAGTTACTGAGTTTACACCACCATTAACTATGGAAGTATATGCAGTAGCTGTTTGTCCGGCACCAACAACTGAAAGTGTTTGGATATATCCATAATCTTGAACATTATCATCAATTTCATCAATATCGGTGTTAATAACTTCATCTTCGTATCTAAAGAGTTCACAAGTTAATTGATAAACATAATTTTTTTGAAGCTGATAAAATGGTTTTTCATGTTCAACATATTTAATTTCAAACAATCTATCCCCTAAAGGAAAATAAATTAAATCTCCTTCCTTAGGTCTAGAAGTTAATTTTGAATTTGGAAGTTTTTTAATTAAATTTTGAATATAATTTTCATATCTTTCTTTTGATATTGTCAAGGTTAAATCGTCTAGTTCTTGCACTCCGAATTTTGAAAGTATAGTTCCTTGTCCAGAATAACCATCGTAAGACTCTACATATGCCTCAATTGGAAATGCTGCACTAAATTCGGACTCTACTACCTCTTTAATTACTGTTTTTTCATTTACAAATTGTCTAGGTAAATAATATACATCAATTCCATACATTCTTAATGACTCATTAATCAGGTCTTGCATAAGACCTTGTTCACTCTTTGAACCGTTAAGCAAAAATGGATTGAGCATATTTTTATCCTATCATGTCTAAAGGTGGAAGTTCATATGTTGATGACATTTTATCCATTAAAGAATCAATCTCTCTTTGAGCATCTTCAACAAGTGTTCTGCCATCCAACTCAACTCCACCTGGAAGTTTAAGTCCTCTAAATTTATTTGAAATATTATAACCCCATTGCCTTTTCATAAGTGCGGTCAAATATGGTTTTAAGAATGAATCATTCCAAACTTCACTATAATTATTTGGGTCCATTATTTGATAACAATCAATAATTAACCACTGACCTTCTTTAACAGAATTCCAATCAATATCCAAATATAACCTATCTTGCCTTTTATTAAATCTAATTTGCTTATTTGTATTTAACAAAAAGTCAATGTCTTCAAGTTTTGTTTTTATCATGGAGTATGTAAGAAGTTCTAGATTGCCCCAGTAATAAAAATCATTTAAGAAAAGTTGGTATTTGACACTAAACATTCCACTTGAGATGGAGTTTGCACCTTCAAACTTGAAAATTTTATTAACTCCAATTACATTTGCAGGTATTGGCAGATAATTGCTATTTTCTTTAAAATCATATTGTGTTTGAATACCATTTATTGTGTCGTTTGCAGTCGAAGTTGTAATTCCAACTTTACCTTTCCCTCTATTAATATCATCTTCAGTTATTTGGTATTTTAAATAATTCTGAACTACTCCATCAAAATGTCTTTCATAAAAAAATTGAAGAGCATCATCTACAAGATCATCAATTTGCTCGTCCGCAATGTTTATTTCCAATACGGGATACCCAAGTTTTCTTAGGCAATAGTCAATTAATCCTTGCCTTGTAGATGGTTTTGCCATTAGATTCTAGCCAGATTAGATACTGCTTCTTGTTGACACAGATATAATTTAGCAAATGCCTTACACATAGTTTTGGCATCTTCAATATTTTCTATACTATCTATGTCTCTTGATAGTTTTTCATAGGAAAACATCTTTGAAATATCTTCCAGAGTAATGTCTTCGGGATTAATCATTTTAATGCATTTATCAATAGGGATTTAATTTCATTAATATCATTTTTTAATTTCATCAAATCATTTTCAATATTTTGAATTTTTTCCACTTCATTTTGCTTAATACTTCTCATTTTAACATAATTTTCATATTCATTGATATTTGTATTAATAATTGATTTCGTAGTCTCATCACGAATCAAATTTTCATATCCTTTAACTTTACTATATTCCATCATGCTAATGCGATTACTCTTAGGTCTCTAAGTTTTGGTGGATAAACCTGAATATTAGAAGAAACGGTTATTTTGACACTAAAGTATCTAAATTCTGCCAAATTATCAACACTAAATTCATAATCTTTGAAGTAATTCTCAGTATTACCGTTTCCAAATAATTCATTATTTGGAACAAATTTATCCGAAGTTCCATCACTATTATTAATATCAATTATTTCGCCAGAAGTAATTTTATTTAAATATCCTGGGAAAGGATAGTAAATAGGATTCTCTGTTGGATCTTTTAGAAGAGCATAGAATGCTCTAATGTCAGCATTTCTGTTAATATATGCAGCAACATAAGTTCTTAGAGAAGTCGCTGGAACTTCCAGAGAAATTGGTTTTGTTGCATAATAGAATGCAATTGGATCCTTTTGTAAGGTTGAAATTCTTGAATCATTAATATAATCTTCAATAGGTCTGTTAACTCTATTTGATACCAGAATAGCACCAACTCTATCCAAATCAATTACTGGACTCAATCTATCATTTTCAGTTGTTAAGAAAGTTCTAAGTTCTAGAGATTTATTTGCTGGTTGATCTGTAAGGTAAGTAACTTCGTTTATTTTAGAACAAATTAACTTACTAATGCTCATATAATTATCAACATTTAAATCAACTCTTTCATACCCTTGATCTACGAATGATGGTTCAACTCCGCTAACACTTGTTCCAGAGACTGTTCTCAACTGTGCCGATATACCTGTTTGTGGTGGTATAAAGGTTTCTACATTTGGTTTAATAATTTCAAATTGAATATTACTAGATGCCTGAACAGAAGACCCTCCAATAGACTTAGTTTCTGAGAAATATAGTGGTTTTAATGTAGGATCTGGTCTAGTAGTATCAATATAAAGGAAGTAATAATCAAGACCAATTGAATTTAAAACTGAAGAATCTTGGAGTGTATGAGTTTTATTAATTCTTCTCAGTGAAACTCCATTCAATTCATATTTGTAAACTTCTTCACCATCAAAGTGTGGTATAGGTATCCTTATAATTGAACTATCACTACTAGCAACTTCTCTAGTAATTCCTGTCAATTGATTTCCAGAAACCCCAGTATAACGGATTATTTCTCTATCAATCAAAATATAACCTGGATTTGTTGTACTTACTGGCGCATTTTCAAAAGTTGTGAATTTTGAAGTTGATGATAAAGTTATTGCTGATACACCCTCAAAGGAAATATCTCCAATTAAAGTTTCGGGATCAATATCAGATTTTACATTAGATATCTCAACTAAATTAACCTCAGAATGCATTCCATGGTTTTGGTGATTTACTTTGATGTGTAAACCATCAGTTATTTCTGAAATTTGATTAATACTGATTGGGTTTGTTACTCCATTATTAATATTTACATCAACATCAGATGAATTTGTATACATCAAAGTATATCCAATTCCAGTTAGGAAGTTTCCTTGTACATTATCAATAATAAGTTGATTAAAATCTGTAACATTATCAACAGTCAGTAATAAATTTCTACCAAGAGTTTGATCTCCCAACTGATCAACAGATAAAACATCTCCCTTTTGGTATCCGGTTCCTCTTGAAGAAATTGTTACTGCAATAGCAACTCCATCATTAAAAGATCCATCAGGTAAGGTTTCTCTTCCAATCGTGATATCTGCAGTAGCTAATCTACCTTCAGAAGAAGAATTTGCTAAAGGTACATTGAAGTAAGTGAATGAGGTTCCATTTGATGGTGTATATCCAATTCCACTATTTGTAATAGAAAGACTTGAAATTGATCCAGTTGCACCAACATAATTTCCTGTTGCATTAGTAACGGTTTGAACAATTGTATTGCCCAATGCAAATGATGCGTCATTAAGAGTTTCTGAAATATCAACCTTTATCTTTCTTGAGAAAATTTCTAAAGGATTATCACTTAATTTTGAGAACTGTTTATTTTTCTTAGTTAAATCTGAATTGAAGAAGCTTACATTTCCGCTAGTTTGGAATACTGCAGAATGTAGGGTAAACTTAAGATCTTCAAATTGACTTGGAGTCCAAGTAGATGCATTTTGTGATTTGAATAGAGAACCAATTGTACTGATGTCTGGTTGACTTGCAACAATAGTTCTTCCAGATTCTGGTAGAGATGCAGTAGTAATGTCAACTTCGCCCAGTCTAGAAATCCAAACATAATAATTTGTAGAATCAGATTTGATTACAACTGCATGTTCAGTTTCACCTTGTAAATAAACTGGAGCATCAAATTGAATTCTTGTTGCAACAGAAGCATCTTCAGAAAGTTTAATATCTTTTGGATCTACAATTACCTGAGAGAATGGATAAATTTCTCCAGTAGGTAGACCAAGTGACATTGGTCTCAATTCAACAATAACAGGGAGTGATTCATCTTTGGATTGGAAGAACAAATCAATTCCAGTTACAAATCTTCCTTCTTTAGCATTAATCGTAAATGATTGTGCTAATGGATCAAGACCAATTGGTGGAATCAAATCTGTAGATGCTGTATTACTCGATTCTTTCCATTTTAGAAGGAAAGCACCTGGAGATCCATCTGCGCCAGAACCATCATTGATTCCTCCGCCGCCTCCTCCACCATATGTACCACCTCTTCCACCATCTTCATCTCCACAGTCTGGAATTTCACCATCAGTTCCACCGGATCCAGCAAATTTTATACCGTTTCCGCCAGGACCACCTGTAGGAAGCCCACCACAATTATTTGATTTTGAGTGACCACAGTTACCGCCGCCAATTAGGCCAGCGCCGCCTCCATAACCACCTTTATCATCGTCTCTATCATATCTTCCATCTTCACCGTTTCCGCCGCCGCCGCTATTATCTCCACCACTACCTTTAGATGTACTTGAACCTCCTATACCACCTCTAGCAATAATATTTTTACCTAAAACATAACTTGGTTCTCCATCTGTTGCTTTATTGTTGCCAATTGCACCTTTTCCGCCAGCACCAACAACAATTGTTAAAACTTCTCCTGGATTTACTGGAATTGATTTGGAAGATACTCCTCCTCCTCCACCGCCACCACCAGGCAAACCTGATTTTCCATATCCACCACCACCGCCTGCACCAACTCCAGAAGCTTCAATTGAAGTAACTCCTTTTGGTACAGTAAATGTATAAGTTCCCGGAGTTGTGTACAATTTAAATTGTTCAATTTTTGGGGATGATGGTTTTGGACCAGGTGATGGTGAAGGACCAGGTGATGGTGAAGGACCTGGAGATGGTGAAGGACCTGGAGATGGTGAAGGACCAGGTGATGGTGCAGGTGATGGTGAAGGGCCAGGTGATGGTGAAGGACCAGGTGTTGGTTCTGGTTTTGGATTTGGATATGGGTCAACTGGTTTGGGTGTTGGAGGAGAAGGAACTTCTACAGGAATGGGATTTGAAAAGTCTGTTGTTGATGTTGGTACAGATTCTGATAAAGTTCCAACTTGCTTCAGTCTATTCCTAATATAACCATAAGCTTCCTGAGTTGTTTTAATAGTTCCCTTAGCAAAGAAAGATGACTCTGCTAAACTGTTTAATAATCCAGGAACGGTTGAATTGCTCTGTAAACTAGATAGTCTAAAGACTTTTTCGCCAGTAGTAAATCTTGGATTACTTGGAACCGCAGGATTTGGAATGCAAAGAGATGCAATTAATGTTCCAACATTATCTGTGATTAATCTTACAGGTTTAACTCTAGCAGTTGCACCACTAGAATTTCCAATTAAAACCATTCCAGCAGAAACATATCCAAAAGATTCTCCAATCGCCTCTTCAGATAATAAGAAAGTATCAATATTCAAAAATTCTGATGCTTCAGAATAACTTGATGGTACATTTTGAGTTCTATCATATGGATTATAGAAGTAAACTGCAGTTGGAGAGTCATATCTACCTTCCCTATGATTTGGTTGGCAAAGACGGAATCTGATATTTGGACTTCCTGCAGCATCTACAGATCTTAGTGTTCGAACAGTCTCTCCAATTCGGAAAGAACCTGATAGCATTTCAATTTCCAATAGTTTTGGAACCATAAATGAATCTACACTTTGTCCATCAAAGAATGCATACATTTGTGTGTATGGTTTCAATTTCTTGGATACAATTTCGATATTTCTTGATCTGCAGTAAGTGGCAATATCAATACTAACTAAATTTGTTCCATAAGATACTGGAGTATCTGAGAATGTAATTCTATTTGTTTGACCTACTCTAGACTTATATCCTTCTTTATCTGTTGCATAGATAACGTCTTGATACCACTTTCCATCCTTTTCGTATTTTGGACCTCTTGAAACTTCTCTTGGTGCTGATAAATCTGTCCAAGAAGTTTCCCAAGCACCAAATATAACTGGACACCATCCAGAGTTTGGATCTGGAATCTCATCCAATACCACATCAACAGATTGAGTTTCTCCTTCACTAACGCCTAAATTAATTGGATCGAGAACAACTGGGTCTAACCAAATATCTGAACCAGGATTAAGAGATGCAATCCCGCCATAGAAGGTAACTAGGTATGGAGTTACATTTTCAACTCTAGTCGCATATGGTTGAGTAATTTCTGCAGTTTCAGTATAATCAAGAGTTAATATTCCTTTTCCAACAGGTCCAACAGACTTTTTAACATTTTCACCAATAATAGATTGGTTTGATTTGTAATCAAAATCTTCATCATTAAAGTTTATATTTCCTCTTGAATTTGTATGCCCTAAAATTAAATCAATTGATGTTGTATATACTGATGGTCTTAACTGTGAGTTTTCTACATCAATAGCATTTTTAGCAATTGTAGAAGATTTTTGAGAAATTAATGTTGTAAAGTTGTCAACAAAAAATCCAGATTTAAATCTATCAAGACCATTTGAATCTTTAATAGTAAAGTTAGCTGTTTCTTTTTCCAATAAAGAAAGTGTTGTATAATATTCAAGATTTTTAATTCTATCTTCCAACTTTTTAATATCGGACATTCTATATCTCTTATGTTGAGATAGATTAATTCCTACCTCATCATTAGTACAAAAATATGCAGGAAGAGTAATCGTTGCAATATCTAAAGATTCTGAAAGATTTAATGGTGCTTGTGGGTTTTCTGCAGAGTCACCAATCATCAATTCAAATTTACCATCTTTAGAAAGAACGATTTTATCGATTCTAGGAAGATAATATGAAAAATCTAAGATAATGTCTTCATCTGAAGCTAAGATTGGTGTGTTTTGATTATCTACATTGACAAACTTAGGTACACCAATAGTGTTTAATGATTCAAATGGTGATCTTGAATTTTCAGATACTGTATATGGAGAAACTCTAGGTCTTAAATCTAGAATATTATAATTTTTTATTCCATCAAAAGATGGAATATCACAATAGTCAAATTGTGAATATGAATCAACAGAGAAGAAACTTCCTTCATCGGCAGAATTTATCGAAGTTGATTCAAAAACAATTTTTAATTTCTTGAGAGGTTCTCTAGACCTATCTCTTCTTGTTATTTTTGCATAGTCATAAAAAGTACTCTTTTGTCCATTATTGAACACAAAATCTTTAGTAATATCCTTACAATTTCCTCTGTTTAGGGAAGATATTGTTGAAGTTACATTTGATTCTTTAAATACAACTCCTTCTCCAGAAATGAAATTTGAAGAATTTAAACTAATATAACTTACAGAATCGACACTAGTTCTTTCTACTAAAATTGCAACACAATTACTTTCTTTTCCAACAATTTCTTCACCCAATATTAAATTGGATGTCGTAAGAGTATTTAAATTCAATGTAATAGACTGAAGTTCTGGTGTACCAACACTTGATGTTTCATAAACTCCCAATAATTTCGTAACATCTGGATATCTTAGACAAATATCTTCATCATGAACTCTTGTTCCGTATGGATAATTTCCAAATTGTAACCCATCGTTTAGGGTAGTTTGTCCAATTCCAGAATAATTGTATTTTGATTTATCAACTATAATTGAATTAACTCTATTTCTATTCTTTATCTTTGCGGATACATTTAATCTTTTTACAGTATATGTTAAAATTGCAGTTCCACTCGATGCAGTCAATCCATTAATTCTTAAATTTTGAGAACCAAGAGTAAAGAAAAATTTATCTTCTCTCAGTGGATCTGCACTTCCATTTGGATAAAATACTGAATATCTTTCCTCATCATAAGGTAAAAATCTTTCATTGTTTGGTAATACAATTACTTGAGAACTATTTCCTGAAATATTAATAACTGTTTGCTTTCTGATTATTAATTCAGAATTTTCCAAATTAATTGAAGAAATTTTATCCTTTGGAAAAACTGTAAATAAAGTATTATCAGTAGAATTTTGAAGTCCTGACTTTAATATTCTAAAATCAGAGACACTTAATTGAGAACCAACAGGAAGAGTGGATACGCAAACTCCACTAACGGGGGTAATTTGTTGAATTTCTAACTGTTTTTCTGAGATTGATGATATTTTTGCATAAGTTGGTACAACATCACCGGGAGTTGAATAAGCTACGATATCGTTTAATTTCGATACTCCAGAAAATGTAAAGTTTGAACTAGTTACTGTACTAATACTACCTACTATTGGAGAAATATTGACAGATCCAACAAATGCTTTAACTGTTTGTACTAAATCTGCGCTAAAAGTTGCTCCAGCACCAACTGGTGCAGCATGGATTGATTTAAAATCATTTACATCATATTGTGTAAATGATTTTATAATTCTATTATTTTGAATTCCATCAAAACTTAATTTTTCACCCCTTAAAAACTTTCCTTCTACGTTATACGCAGTAACAATCCCAGAATTTGTAATAGATTGTCTCAAATATGCTCTGGCACCACTAGAACTACCTTTAATAAAAGTCGGAACTTGTAGAGTAATTGGATTATTCAACTCAAGTTCAATATATGGTTGAACATCAAATAAAGTGATGTCCCACTCATTAGAATTTGGAAACAAACTATTATAAGATCCAGACTCCAATGCAAAATCATATACTCTAGCAAGACCTATTTCTTTACCAGGTGCTATATTGTCATCTACTCCCAATCTCTCAGATCTCAGAGTCACTGTATAGTCTGTTGAAATTCCTAAAGAAGGATTTCCATTAACTCTATTCAGTGTAAAAGTTGAACCTGTTGTATAAACAATACTTTGATTTTTTAATGTTTTGGTTAATCTTGGTTTTGGAAAATCTATAAATGTTGGATTTGGAACTTCTACTTCAAATCCTCTAATATATGCCTTTCCTGGAGACACTTTATAAATTCCTAGAGACTCATTAGCAACATTATTTCCATAAGTTGCTTGTCCATCCTTAAATATTCCTTTATTTCCTTTCAAGTTGTCAAGAGATTCTCTAACATCAATTTTGAATGGAGTTACATAATAATCTCCAGACTCATCATAAGTTCTTCTAGCAAACTCATTTGCGAGAAGATTATATTCAGCATCCCTTTTAACTCTATCTGGTTCTCCGTTTATAACTTTAAATAACTCAATATATCCTTCATCTTGATTTTCTGAGAATGAATATTTTGCTAAAGACGCAGTAATTGAAAGTCTATCTGCTCCTGGAGCAGCAAAATTTGTAAATCCTTGAGAATTATCAACTAAAGATTCGTCATCATCAGAAGTAATAATATCTTCATTTATTTTTAGACCAACACTATAGTTTACATTATTTGATATTGGATCTAGTATTAAAGTTTGGTTTTTAACATTAATAAAATATCCTCTAATAAAGAAAACGCTATCGGGAATAGTGACTGAACAACCCACGACAGAAGAATTTTCTGAGATAACTCTAGATAATCCTTGTCCAGACTGAATAGTAGTAAATCCTCCGGAAACAATTGGGATATCATCTTGAGATAAGAGAATTTCTCCTGAATTAAATTCTCTAGTATTTTGTGAAGAATTAGAGTCTATGTATGTAACGTAAATTATAGTATTCGAAGTTGGGGACTCATTAGCAGGTAAAACATATACAACTTTTGCCCTTACCTTAGAGTCTTGTCCAATGATATACTTTCCAACAAAATTACTTAGATATGAATCTACAGATATTCCAAGATAATTTGATTCTACTTGGATTCCTTCGAAATAATTATTGCAGACTGGCTTGCCATTAAGAACTTGCGATCCTTCCTTAAAAAAGTGAGATCCGAATTTTTCAATTTGATTTTGGAGAATTGACTGTGAAGTGGTTAATTCTCTTGCCTGAATAGGATATCCAGGTTTGAAAAGAACTTTATAAAAATTTTTATCTTCGTCAAAATCATCAAAATAAGGAGTTACATTCAAATTAGTTTCTTGTGGCATGATTGTTTAGAATTGTAAAACGACTTTAATATCCTCTTTCTGATTTGAAGATCTGCTAATTGAGGGTCTATTATCAACGTAGATAATATCTCCTGTATATTTTTTTACTTCAGGTTCAGCAAATCCTTCTTCAAAATTTTGACCAAGGTATACAGTACCACTATTTATTACTGTAGATATACCGTTAAAATTATCATCAATTTCAACAATAATAGAATTTACTTTAATATTGTTTTCTGAAGTAAATTGAATTTGATTGTACCCATTTGGAGCAACTGTTGAAATTCCAGATGTTGTATAACCATATAATGTTCTATCCTGCCAGTATTTCAAAACCTTTGTTTCATCATTATATGAAACAACTCTACCAACAGCAGTTCCTACACCAATAATATCTTGAGTAAATGTTGAATTTGGTAATATTGTTGCTGAATTGTCCTTCAATTTAAGGGCATATAAAGAACTTGCTTTTTCTTTGTTTAGAATAGAAGTGGAATCAAATGCCTCAGGATTTTGTATAATTCCAACCCTTGCAACTTTATTACCAACTATAAAATCAGGATCTCCAATATCATTCTCAATTCTAGAGTAAAGCAATACATTTGTTGATCCTAACTCTCGGTAAATGTCTGCGCCATGTCCTCCTTTTGGGGGAATTATTACATCAAACTTTGGTGGATCAGTTAAAAATAACCCAGAGCTTTGTAAATCAACAGTTCCGTATGTATAGTTATTTCCACCATTAGAAACAAATACACTATCAACTGTTCTATCACTTCCAACAATAATAGTTACAGTTGCTCCACTACCATCTCCTTTGATGGGTATATTTTGATATAATCCAGGAGCACCCAAATTAGTTCCTCTATCTAATATATTGACAATTTTTAATTGTCCACTTGAAGATGCGTTTTCAATGACGGAAGCATAGTCTGAATTAGTTTTCCAATCCCTAGGAACTGGAATAAAATTGGTACTATCAAATTTAACAATCTCACTAGGTCTTATTGTATAAAGATATTTCCAAATATATCCATCACCACTAGTTCCAGCAGATCTAGGTTCTAAGTCGGTAAAAGTCGGCTCATCTAGAGAAGGATTCCCTTTATCAGATTCTGGAGTTGTTCCATTTTGAAGACAAATATAAACTCGATAATCTTGAGTTACAACATAATAATCCGATGAATATAAAGTAGTGTTTCCTGTTTGATTAGCACGCTTATCAATGCTTATATCATGACGATACATATCGTAAGTTCTTCCAGACTCCCAATTTATTCTTCTCACAACGGGAGAAACATCTCCTGGTGATATTTTTTTAAGGGAGAACATAGTGTCCCACACTTTATTTTCTTCATTAAAGTTATCCCTTGGGAAAGGTGGAGAATCCTCCCAATCAGATTTATACTCGGTCGAATTTGACAATCCCAAAAATACATAATATGCATTATTTGCAGAATTGACCTTTTCAATAAACCCAAGAGCATTAGATATTCTAAGCTGGTCAGTTATAATTGCCGACATTTTTTAACATTTTTTGATTATTTATAAGGTATAAATTAAGGAGAATAATCAAAATTTTCATATTTCAACGGATTATATCTTTGAATGATAGGATGATTGTGATTGGAAGTTAAATCTACATTAAATTGTGTTGGATCAGTTCTCTTAGTTAGGTTTGAAATTTTACCCCAACTAAATTCTGCAAGATCACTATCAGTAAAAACTCCATCAAAATCGCTAGATAAATTCTGAATAGGGCATACAACTTTTCTTACAAATATTTGTCCATATTTTGGATGAGTTATTTGTGAAGTTGTTGGCGTATACAGTACTTGGTAAATATTATTTAAATTGGTGGATATTCCAATAACTTGCCCACCGATACCATAAGATGTATTAGGAATATTTGCGATAGTTGAATTATTAACTGCAAAATAATCTCCTTGATTTAACTGGGAAATTGTAATTGCAGATCCGACTACAGTATTTCCAATAAAATCTGCATCTCTTAAAATAGAGTTTTCTGGAATATAGAGATCAAAAACAACTGCTGGTGGATCAATACTTCCAACAACGACTCTAGATATTGTACTAATTCCAACAATAACTCCAAAATCACCAGATAAAAACGAAACATCAGGAATTATTTCAGTCTTTACTGTCGGTGGGTCAATAGAAACTTTTGGAGGTTCTATCTGCTTAACTTCAAATCTGAATGGAGTTGTTAATGGATAATTTCTAAAAGTTTCTCCTATTCCAGGATTATCAAAGACATCAACCTCTAAAATATCTCCAACAGAGTATTTAAGTCCCTTTGAAGTAATGTTGATGTTATTTCTGTCAACTACAAAATCTTCACTAATAAGATCAACAATCAGGTTAATATCAACCGCAGCATTTCTACCAATTCCAGTCTTAGACTTAAGTCTTGCTGAAGTAAATGTGCTATTAGATTCATTTAGAGTTGCTGGATATCCAGATCCATTAGATATAAGTTCTAGAGTCTTAATTGGACCATATGTGTATCCAGTTCCGGGATTTGTTACCGTAATTAAATTAACTGACCCTGAAGATATTGTCGATGTTGCTGTAGCAAATTCTGTAGAATCTAAACTAGAAATATCAGCACTAAATCCACTCTCGAATAGATTTATTTCTTCTCCAACTTGGAATCTATTTAAATTAGTTGGAATAATCTTAATGTAATTTCCAGTAACTATTCCAGCAAGAATTCCAGAAGCTCCGCTATCTTCACCTGATATAAATTCTCCAATAATTGCAGTTGAGATACCTGTAGAAGATATTGTACCTACCAAATCATTAATATTTGTTAGTGCAATTCCAATAGGAGCAGGATGTGAAAAATATGGATATTGAATTGAAATATTTGGGGCCGTTACATACCCCTGACCACCATCCAGAATACTGATAGAAGTTACTTGACCATTAGATACTTGACAAGTTGCAATAGCAGGAGATTTTTCTGTTTGATCAATAATTTTAATTTTATTTCTATCTTTATCAAATATAGTTTCTGCAGCATTATCAAAGAATGGTTTTAAGCTATCAATATAAAATTCTGAAGAATTCTCAGTTATATTTGATATTAGTTTTGCAGCTGGGTATATATTTGATTCATAATAAACTCTATTTTTACCTACAAATTGACCATCAATTACAGAATCTTCAGTTTTCTTAGATAAGATAACTGGTCTCAATAAATTAAAGTCATTAGCAATTCCTTTTTCAGAATATATTAAAGTATTCGCATAGTCTGAAGATACAATTTCCGAGACAATTCTTTCATTCTGATTTAATCTCTTAACATCACTAACGATAGTTAATGAATCACCAACCTCAAGGGGGTCTAAAATGTCAACATCCAGAACGTCAACATCTCCATTACCCCTATAGAATATTATAGTAACAGTATCACCAAATTTTGGTGGTTCTGGGAAGTAAATGATACTTCCTCCTTTAAACGTATAACCTTCTCCAGGAACCTGAAGAATATCGTTAAACAATACTATTAGAGTTGCCTGAATATCAATACTCGATCCTTTTTTCGCTCTAAGAGATTTTGTTTCTCCATTAATTTTTATTGGGAAAATTTGTCTAGTATTATCAAATAGATTATCAAAATTATCAATAACTTGTAAATCACCAATAGACCAAGATGAAAACTTAGTATCATATACATCATCAACAAATATCTGAAATTCACTAAATGCCTGAGAAGTATTTGTTGGTATTCCAGTTAATCCCCCAACAGGGACTGTTAATACTTCAAAGGGTCTATATCCATATCCATTATTTGTAAAGTTAAAATCAACAACACTACCGTCAACACCAATAACCAAATTAAGTTTTGCTCCTGTTCCAATGCCTACAGAGGGTGAATCTGAACTATAAATCAGAGGAATATCAGAATATGCTAAAGGAGAATCAAATACAATTTCTGGAGGAGAATACCTTCTGATGGTAATAACATCATTCGCTGTAATAGCGGATAGTGGAGTATCAACAGTAATGAAAGTATTTCCAATTCCAGTAATCTTGACATTATAATTAGAATTTAGTGTAATATAATTATTAATGTTATTAATGTTCCTAATCGTATTAATATAAACTACTGTAGATCCTACAGAAACTGATTGTGATGCACGAGTTGCAAAAACATCATAGAAAGCAGTAAAAGCTATTCCCGGATTAACCAAATTTAAATTGGATGAGATTGATCCATTAATGACAGTAGAAAATCCAAGATAGGCTACATTATAATCTGATTTACTTTCTGTTCTAATTCCAATATCAACCAATTCTGTAGACAAATCATTTAATTTAATAGAAACCTGAGACCCTGATGGAAGATTTACATCCAGATTTTCCGCAAGAGTTATTGTGGAACTTATTTGATTGTATCCAGTTATTTGAACATCATTGTAAATTGTACCAACTCCAACACTGCATAAAGGAGATGATGAATATGCAAGTTTATCGAATAATCCTCTTTCTTCATTAATGGTTAGAACGTTACTTCCTGAGGAAATTCCCGAAGAAGTTGTAACCAAAATTTCCTTTCCACCAACTAATCTATATCCGCTTCCTGTAGATCCAATAGTAACGTTTGAGATTGATCCATTGTTGGCAATTGTTACAGATGCTCCAGCAGCATTTAGTGGTTGATATCCGGATCCAAATGTAGATCCAGTACTTACAATTACTCCACCAACAGGAAGATTTGTTGAATTTATATCATCAGTATTTGCAACTTCTTCCGATTGTTTGAATATGATTGTAGCTTCTCCACCAGGCAATTGTCCAAGAGTAAATGCGCCATCAGGATTATTTTCTTCATCAAAAGGCACTTGAAGAATATTTTTAACTAAGACAAATAAATTTGATGTTGAAATTCCAGATGCTGGAACTCCTTTCTCAGTTAAAGTAAATTCACTCCTAATTCCAGTAAATTGCTCCGAAATTCCATCAAGTAAGATGTTATCAGAATATGTCGGATTATCACCATTAATTTGTCCGGACTTGTTAAATATTCTTCCAGAGAAAGAAGAACCCGTGGCAATTCCAACAAAATCAACTTCATCGGGTTTTGGATTAGTTGGAGTAATTGGAATTGGTCCGTATGGAGGATCATAAAAATGAATAGTATTATCTACAATATTATAATCTCCTACTAACTTAGTACAAGCAGTTCCTACAGTATGGATTCCTGGTAAAGTACCTAACCAAAATCTATTAACTAGTAAGGTATTAGTTGCTCCAAATCCAACAACTTTAACTCTAAGAATTTCATTATCAACTTGGAATATATCTCCACCAATAAAAACTTCTGGGTTTTCAACTTTAACTCTGATATCTTTTAATCCAACAGGTTCTGATAATCTTGTCTCAAATGAAGTCGATACTATAGGTTGCTGAATCATGTTATCAATGGTAATTAAAGACCTTGGATTTCCTTTTTTACCAGTGAAAGTATGATTTGTTCCAGTTCCATATGAAGTTAAATTCAGATAATCTGGAACAGCCCTTAATGCTTGGGATGCAGATGCGGCAACTCTTACAAACAAATCATTTTCTTTGATGATATAAAGTTTTGATGGCAATATATTAGTTGATCCAATTCCAGGAATATCAGTAACTGCAATTCCAATAGGATCATCTCCATTTGTATCATATACAACTTCTTCTCCAGTAACAAAATAATGATTAGGAATCCTAATAGTATCATTGACTAAATTGACTGAAGTAAAACTTGATGCATTAAATACTCTTCTCAGAATCCTAAGATTTTTATGATAAAGTTCAAAAGATCTTCTAATAGCATTTTGTGTTCCAATATAATCTGTTGTATAAGAATTAATTTGAGATTCATTGAGAGATAAAATTAATTCATCAGGATTTTCTGGAACTTCTGTTGTTGTCTTAACTCCTTGATAATAATATCTAATATCAAGATTTCTACCTGATAATGGAGTAAAGAATAACCTACATGTGTTTCCAACAACCTGTGTAGTAATCGTTCCCAGTTTAACCAAAGAATCATCTGTGATTACGGATCCAAATTGAGTTTCATATACGTCAGTTTCATTATTAACTGTCGTAAGTTCTAAAGCATTATAAATTCCATTTGTTGTATCTGAAATTGAAAGATAATAATATGAACCACCATAAACAAGAGTATGTTGATGAATTTGTATAGGAACTGGATTTTGTGTTATTGGAATATTAACAAATCCAGATTCTAATCTGGTATTTGCCAGAGCAAGAACTCCGGGAGAACTTCTTGTAAGGTCAGCAATTGAAATATTAAAAACATTAACCTCTAGTGTTGACGCATACGCAACTGTTGGAGTTGCAGTAACAACAATGTTTGATCCTGAAATAAATGCACTATAAGTTGCAAATCCTACTGGAGGATTAATTGATTGTGTATATAATTTTCCATACTCAGAAATATAAACATCTGTTCCATCATGAACTATATTTAATTCAACAGACTCTCTGAATTCACCAGTTTCATCATTCAAAGTAACTAAAACTTTGGAAGATCTATATGTAGTATCTACAGTAGAAATGCCAATTGTTGAAGTTGACCCACTAGGAATTTCTGAAGTTTGGTTATTGAACTTAACAATATTTCCAAGATCGTAATACTGTTGAGCGGTAGATCCTAATCCAGCAAAAGTATCAAATAAACTATAAGATACTAATTCGACATCAAAATCATTAAATTCATAGTCAAATGGGTTAAAGGTAATTTCTCCAAAATTGCCCTTAATTTTAAATTCAAAATTTCCAAGTTCATTTACGGTATCTAATCTACCATACTGTGAAACGTAACCTTCCAAATTATCATGAATTATTGTAATTATTCCAAATTGTCTTTCATTAAAGAATAGTTTATCTTTAACATATGTAAAATATTTTCTAAATCTAGTTTGGAAAATTGGGAATCTATCGGCAACAACAAATCTTTCCTCTCTAGGAAGGTTGTTAAATTCTCTACTAAAATCATCTATCATTAAAACTCTATTTCCAACAGATTCTGCATAATCCTGAACTGGAATTGTATTAAATACTATTTGGTCAGATACAACTCTACCATCAAGAAGATAAGAATTTTCAGAAACCATGTCAAAATTGACATATGAATTCAAATCAATTATAGATATTAAGTCCGAAACCGAATTTAATTCAGAGTATGAAATAGTGATTGGATTTGCAGTTTCTGTTGAAGATTCTACTTCAAAAGTAGAAAACTTTCTAAATCCAGAAACATGATTTAAACTGGATACAGCATCTTCCCAATCAGAATACTGAGTTTTTGACTTTAAATCATATGAGAAATATTGATAATAGAAACTATCTTGAATTCTTTGACTCTTATCGTTCAAGAATCCTATTTCAGTATCCCATCCTCTAGCAACCGTAGAAGAAGAACTTGTTTTATATTCTGCATCAAAAAATTCAACCTTCCCTACAACACCAGTTAAATTTGAAGTTTTTCCAGTTATTCTATCACCTCTTACAAATTTGTTATCAGAAAGAACACTAACAAATTCATTTTCTCTATCCCAATATTCAACAATTCCGGTAAAACCACTAGTGGTTACAACTTCTTCGCCAATAACAAAATTATTCTTTTGAAGTGTTATTTCAAATGTTGGGAAATAACTCTGAGGAACAACATAACCAAAAGAATTGACTGGTATATAATTACCAGGAATTTGTTCACCAATTAGATAGTTGCTCATATCAATTGAGAAACTTGTAGAAGTCACATTTTCTACAGTAAATAACGCATAACCATAATTTTCTGAATTAATTCCCTTAACATTTTGATTTACACTAACTTCATTAGTAATTGGATCTACAACAACATCATTAACCCTAAAGTTCTCAAGTAAAACCTTATCACCATCATCAAAAGGAACATCTGCTTTACTGCTAAAGAATGGATTTAAAGTAAACGTTAGTATTTTTTCATCTATATTGTAAGAAGCACTTCTAACACTAATTCCATTTGAATTATTAATAGGAACAATAATTGGAGTTTTATTGAACAGACCAGAACTATTTTGAATTATTTCGACTTGATAATCTTCAGGAATGAATTTTAATTCGGATTGCGAATCAAATTTATTAGTTAATCCATCAAGAACAATAAGATCTGGAGTAAGAGTATAATTTTTACCTATAGAAAGTACTTTAATATTTTTAAATATACTTAATGGTTCAACGTTTATTAGCTGGGGAAGATTCCCAGTTGGTCTGAGACTATAATCAACACTATAATCAAATCCAATATTTTGAATATCAACTTTTTTAACGGATCCTATTTTTTCGCTAAATGGGAATAATAATGCACCACTTCCAGTTTCTGTAGTAATTGATGTTATTCCGGGTAAAACTCTATACTTCCTATCTCTAGAAAGAACAGATACTTTTTCAATAGTTCCTGTTGTTGAATATGAATCAGTTACATATGAGATATTTGAATTTGATTTTGTATATGAAGTTTTTTCAGGTCTTTTTCTTAAAAAATAGTCAAAATAATTTGACCCTGCAGAATAAACTCTTTTTTCTCCGGAATATGCACTGTCTAAAATGAACAATGTGCTATTATTAGGTATATTATCATCATCAATTCTATATTGAGTTTTTGTTTCTGGAACATTAAGTGAAGTATTGACTAAAGTAAATTTGTAAAAAAGTTTTTGTGGAGTATGGTCATTTATTTCTAATCTAACTTTTGCAAAGTTTTCTACACCAATTTCTCCAATTTTAGTTACCTTGAATGAAGTATCATTTTCAGACTTTATAAATTTTTCAATGAATTTTTCATCTGTGTATAAATCAAAGTCAAATGCAGAAAATCTTGTGTCATTATTTACAAATGAAAGTGACTGATCTGTTAAAATGAAGTCAACAATTTGATTTCTATAAAGATTAAATGATGGATTTATGGAAGAAATTTTTCCATCTGAAGATGTTATAAGGTCAATAACATTTGGATTTTTTGAAATAGCATCATTATAAGTTTCTGCAAGACTGAAATTGTTATCATCTTTAACTACAACATAATAAATTTTATTATTTTTTATGGGAGAAAGCGGATCAGTAACCTCAGTTGTGTGTATAACTTTTTCTCCGGTATAATATCCATGATTATTAATAATAATTGTATTATTATCTGTATCTGTCTGCACAAAATCTTTTGGATCAAAAACTAATCTTCTATTTTCATCATTATATTTTACAATTATTTCTCTTACAGAAGTATCTTTTACAGTAATATTAACTTTTTCATTATAAAATAAAGAAGGATTTGTAGATGTAGTGACTCTAGCAATATTTTTAGAAATTTTTCCAACCTGAACATCATTATAATCAGTTTTAAAACTATGATATTTTCTAGACCCAACATTAGTAAAATAAAGTAATGTTGCATTATTCGTTGGATTTAAATACTCTCCTGTAGTAGTTAAACCAACATAATCCGTAGAAATACCAATATGATTGGAATCAAATACATAAGCATACAGATTTTCAGGATCTGTTAATGGGAAAGTGGTTAGTTTATTTTCAGATGCTATAATTTGAGAACCAGAATTATTATTGTAAACAATTTTATCACCTGTTTTTAATTTATGTTCTGGCAAATATATTTGTCTGATTGGGATTTCTCTAGTAATCCACTTTTGAACGAAAGAAGTGACTCCGGATCCTGCAATAGAATTTAATTGTGTTAATGTAAGATTAATTGTATTATAATCTACAGTTATAGAACTAAATCCAACATTGAGAACTTTTAATTGTTCAAAGTCAAAAGAAGGGTCAGATGAACCAATTAGTTTTACATACTCTCCGATTCTAAAGTTAGAAGAATTTATTTGATTATTAAATACTAAACTAAGTTTTGCATTTAGGTCTCCATATACATATGAATCTGTAGAAATGCCAACTTGATAGTTTACAGGAGTTGTTTCTAGAAGAACTGTACTTGTAAATCCAGTAGTTCCAATACCCACAGAAATAGAAGGATCGAAATAAATCTCATTGTTTATTGGATAATTCTTTTGTCCAAGGAAAACTTCAGAGGAAACGTCTCCAACCGCAGAAACTTCAAAAACTCTTGGTTTTTCGATTAAAGTTGCTCCTACAGGATGAGAAGAAATTCCAGATTTATTTCTTAAAACTCTTATTTCAGAATCTTGCGGGTAAATATTCAATACTTTTAATTCTTCATATCCAATACTGTAGACATCATTTGGTCTAATTGTAGTTGGTTTTAAGTTACCAATAACTTTAAGATTTATTGGTATAAAATTATCAGCAGAAGTTCCAATTGCAATACTTTGATTAAGTGTTAATTGATTTGTAAACACATTTACGGAAGAACTAACCTCTTTCCTATCATTTGTCAACAATTCATCAAGTCCAATAATAGAAATAATATCATTATCACTCAATCCGTGAGGTTCTGAAGAAACGCCAAGAACAGAATTTGTGAAAGTTGAAGTTCCAAACTCAATATTTTCAATAGTCGTATTGTTTACTGAAATACTATTAACAGTTTTTCCTTTGATTTCAGATACTTCAGCAAAGGACCTATTACCAAATTCATCTTCATCAAATTCTATTTTGTCGCCTACAGTATAATTTTCACCTCCAGAAATAACAGTAACATCATCAATTATTCCTCTTTCAGTTCTAGATACTTTATTTAATTGCTCTTCATAATCAATAGGATTGAACACATAATTATAGGTTGCGGTATCACTTAAAAACTTATATTGATTTGTATTTCTAATTAGGTTTAGACTCTCAAAAGAAACAGAGTTTTGATTTATAGTTGTTTCAAAGTTAAAATCTATTATACTTGATTTAAATTTATTTCCAATCAGATAGGGAAACTCTGGTCTCAAATATTTTTGACTAAATTGACTGTCAAATCCACCAATTGTCGAAAAATATGCGTACACTCCATTAGGAAACTCTGGAGTTACACAGAATCTACCATTATATTCGTCAAGATCACCAATATCAGTGTATTGATAATCCTCAACAAATATTCCCAAAGGAAAAATATCTGTACTTGGTCTATTTTCACTCAATAGTCTGGAATACCCAGATTCCATTCTTTTAAACAATCCACTACCATTTGCGTTTGTAAATCCAAATGGTCCATAAATCGGATTTCCGTCATATGCCCATCCTATAATTGGAGAATGTATATCTGATGTAATACTTTCAACACCATTAGAATCAACTTCTAAATCCTTTTTATAGAAAATTTTATCTCCTTCAACCTTAGATACCAGAATATTTTCTCTGAGTTTTCTTGGTGCATATGAGTGAGTTATTTGAGTAATTCTTTCTCCAAATTCATTTTTTGTATCATATAAAATAATATCATTGGAAGTTATTAAATTTTTTAATATTAATCTTTCTACAGAATTGATATTCCAAGTTTGGATTGAAAAATCAAATCCAGCACCAGACCCAGAAGATATTACCCTAAGACTTGTCCCGTTATTGTTATAATTTATTCCTTCTGATGTAACTTTTACATCGATAATTCTTCCATTTGAAATTACAGGAATTAAATTCGCACCAGTTCCTGCCCCATCAATTTCTATAGTTGGAGTCGTATTATAATTTGAACCACCGTTAACAATTAAAACCCTTTTTATTTGTCCATTTGAAATAATAGGCTTTAATTCTGCCCCAGATCCATTTTTTACTTGTATTTTGGGTTGCCTATTGAAATTTAATACACTTTCGGAACCATATCCAGAACCAGAATTTACAATCGCTGTTGAGAATAGTTCGCCTTTAAAATAAGGTATTATCGTTGCTCCAATTTCTGCTGCTGGTAACGATTTATTCTTGAAATTTCCAAGTATTTCAACTTTAATTTCTTGATAGTTTATATTATAAGATCCAGATCCATAGTCAACAAAATTGACAAATACATTTTTTGTTAGGTTATAATCTTTTGGATTTACTTGGTCAGTATTAATTCCACACAACCTAAATTCATCTTCATCAAGTACACTTACAAAATATTCCGTATTTGTTGTTAATCCAGATATAGAAGTTCCATTAGCATTATATACGATTATTTCTCCAGTTTTATATCCGTGATTGTTAATTTTTATAGAATTTCTATAAAGATCTAAATGATCATTATTGAATACCCATTTTTTGTTTGTGTAATTCTTTCCACTTCTGATTACTCTAATGGAACCTATGGTTGACTTTTTATTTACACTCTTAAGGTAATGTTTTCCTGGAGCAAGACTAGTTAAATCTATTGGATTTGTTTTATGAATCGCATCGGAAAAAGTTCCATAAATTTTTAAAACAAAATCAGTATCTGGAGAAACAAAATAATCAACATTTCTCTGCAATCCTTCAATTGGAACATCCGTATAATCATACCTAATTCTTTCTCCTTCATAAAATTTATGCTTTAAGTTGAAAGTAATTGTATTTGTAGATACATTTACCTGATTACTTTCCGCAACAAACTCAACAAAATGCTCAAAAACAGTCATATTTGGAATTGCTAGAGCATTGCTACCATTTCCACCAGAAATTTTTATTTCTGGTATTCCGTCATAATCAAATCCTCCATCCAAAATATCAATTCTATCTAATGAACCTCTAACATGTGATATTGCTGTAGCACCAATTCCAGAATCATCAGTGATTTCCAAAATTGGAGGGTTTATAACATCATAACCACTTCCAAAAGATTTTACATCAATCGATTTAATAGCACCATAGTAAATAAAATCATTTGATTTATAATTTTGAATCTCAACTCCATTAGCCAAAATTCCAATAGGTCCAGATGGTGTTATAACCTCATCATTTGGTATTATTGGTTTCGAAATCTTTTTAAAAATATTTTTTGGTGAAATTTTTCTACTAAATTCAGTTTCCTCTCCAGAACTTAAATTGTTCTGGAAGAAAATTAATTCATTTGTTGATTTATAAATTTTATTCTCGGTGCCAGATAACTCTAAAGTATCTTTGCCCAATCCAACATCAACAAAAATATTATTATCAATATTACTTCTACTACTTGACAGTTTTATTTGAGTCGAGTTATTAAAGCTTCCTAAAACTTTAACATAATAGACTCCATCTAAAATATTAAGAGAATTTCCATCTGGACCAGATTGATAATATACAGCATCTCCAGTAATGAATGAGTGCTTTCCAATATTTAAAACTTTGTCGATAATACTAGGATTATTTACATTGACCGATTCACCTATGAAAAAGTCTTCACCCAATACTACAGTTTCATCACTCAGAGAAATTCTTTCTTTACTATATTTTGGTAAAGATTGTGATGAAACATAGAGATTTTCTTCAGAATCTTTATATGTGTTTTGAACATCTGCAATATAAATGTTATCTGATTCTGGAAAAACTTCAGAGTTATATGTAAATTGAAATTTTGCAACTTTTCTTTCAATTTTATATGTACTTGATGGATTAAAATTTGGTGGCAATGATACATTAACTTTGAAATTATTTGAAACAGACTCAATCACACCATTAAAAGATTGCAATAGTCCAAAAGTGGATTGTAGAGTTACTTCATCACCTTGATAAAATATATGATCATCATATAAATTTATTGTGTAAATATTATTTTCTGGATTATTAATTTCAATACTTTTTACATCATATGATGGACACGCATTCAATTTCCAATTATTAAATTTACTATCTTTGATATCTTTTCCTAAAGTTCTTAATTTAATTCTATTTCCACTTACAATGTAATGAGACTTGGGATCAACTATAGCTTCCGACAAAACTCCACTGATTCTAAATTTGATTGGATTTTCATCTTGACCAATAGTTAAACCACCTTCACAAACATAATCCAAGTAAATATCGCTTGCTCTTTGAATGGTTCTAACAATACCAGAACAACCTAAGAATTGATTCAGATTTTTTCTTTCATAATTGATTGATTGTGAAGTATTGTCATCATAGTAAACAACCAATGTTCCATTTTTTTCTGGAAATCCATAAGTACTATCTACTGATATAGATGTAGACCCTGTAAGAACCTCATCAATAATTCTAGTCTTGGGACCAATTACAAAGTTACCATAAACAGAACCTCTTAAGTTAATATCTTTATTATAATCAAAATCAAGACTTAATACGTAATAAGTTTTATCTTTTCTTGATATAGTTTGAACTTTATTGACTGTTCCATATGCAGAAGATATAAAGTCTTTTCCATCAATCGTTAATGCATTTTGAAATATTGTTGTATTTACAAGTTCTTTAGGATCTCCTTCAATTGCTTCAACAACTAATTCTTGATTCTTTCTATATTGAGCATCTGAAGGTCTAATTAAGTAATCTCTTGGTTTTATAACCTGAACATCGTCACCAAACAATGCTTTAAATAAAATCTTATATGAAGCATCAGTTCCCTTTGAAGTGTAAAAATCCTTTAACTGCTTTATTAAAAGATTTTTATTGACTTTTATATTTGTTCCAGAGAAAAATTTTCTATCTTCAAATCCAGGAGCAAATTGATATTTTATTTTTTTGAAGAACTCGTTGAGGAAAAGAATATTTAAATTCTTAACTACAGAAGACCTTGAATGTTGACTAGCACTAGATTCTTGGAATTCTAAACCATTCTCATAAGAAGTAATTCCACTAAATCCCCTTGAACACTCTTCAAATGAGTTTGAGGTTTTTGACTTGTAGAGAATAATTTCATTATCAATTTGAATTAATCCATACTTATCAGGAAATCCTGCAGTAGTAGATACAGGAATACTAGTATTTGAGAAAGAAATGTCTTGAGACAGACTAGTTGTCTCGATTAAATTTGTAAGATTATCAAGTTTAACATACTTATCAATATTTTGTAATATGTCTAGAGTACCACCTTGATATTCAATACCAGAGTAATATTCATTGAAAAGACTTTCAACTAGCGGATAATTTTCCTTTACAAAATTAGGAAGTTGATTCTTGATGACATTACTAAGTTTAATCCTTGTATTTTGCATTTCTACTATTCTCTAATTAATTTTCCATTCGTATAACTTGAGGTTGTAATGTAATTAGTTCCAGAAATATCATTTCCTGAAGAAATATTATCAGGAACAGGTGTAACTGTTACTTTATTCATATCAAGTTTTAGATAAAGATCTTGTAAACCAATGACATCATTTGATTTTGGAGTTACTGAAACTTCAACAATAGATTCTCCACTATCTATAATAGTAGAAATTATGTTAATTGGATTCAATAATATTTCACCTTTCTTATAATATATCTTACCAACAGATTGTCTAACTTGTATTGGTTGTTCAGATTCTGTTGACAATTTAAACAAGAAAAGATTGCCAGATTTTTGATCTGGATTTGGTTTATCCGCAATATAAACAGTTCCATTAATACCACTTACAGAGAATCCCGAAGTCTTTATGTTATATCCATTGAGACTATTAATATGAATTTCATTTCCAAAGCAAATTTCATATTCTGCAAACTGATTAATAGATGCTCTAAAATCTCTTCTTAAAGAAACTTTAGTTATGTTGGAAGTAATTGATTTATCACTCTCATCAATTAAATTTAAAACCTTACTATACTTAAATCTAATATCGCTTTTATCTGATTCTAATGACTTAGAATATTTTTCTAGGTTTGATAAAACTTTATTCTTGGACAATTGAGGATCATTTGTTAAGTTTTCATTATAATAAATCGTAGTATCTAATTCAATGAATAAGTATTTTAAATCAATAACATCAACTACTATTCCAGCAACTGTATACTTTCGAAGAAGATTTTTTAAATTCTGAGAAGCACTGGAAGATAAGAAAGAACCACTTTGAGGTTTAACTGCAACAAAAACTTTTCCATATCTCGGAGGATTTAAATCTTCTCCTCCAAAAACATTAACAGATTCTAATTCTGGATAAATTTTTGGAATAAGTGCTTTAAAATCGTTTGCTGTTACTGCTCTATTTTGAGAAGAGTAATATTTTGGAGCATAATTTCTAATTGACTGAACACTCTCGATTTCATTTCCACCAAATGATGCAGTATTTGCTGTAATATTAGAAACTCCTCTTGTAATTATTCCAGTGTTAGAGTCTAATCTTCCTGCAAATGTAAACTGTGACAGGTTATTTCCCAACAGTCCATTTGAAACCACATAACTACATCTAATGCGATTACCATTATTCAATTTATTTCCAAAAATTCCATCGCCAAAAATTAATTCATATTTTTGATCTTCTATTTCTTGTGCAAAAAATATTTTTGAGTCTGATTTAATATCAATAATATCTTGTGCCAAACTATATTTTGTAGCAATAGTACTTGTACTGCTATCAAAAACAGAAACACTCAAAGTGCTTATATCAACATTAGAATTTTCTATAATATATCTCTGAGGAGGGTTTGGTATCAAAGAACTGACTAAAAATTCAGAACTTAATAAACTTCCTTCAAGTACTTCAATTTCATCAAAAAACGCAATCCCATTTACAACTGGAACTGTAATATCATCTCTAACAACAAAAGTATAGCTTTCTCCACCAAAATCAGATTCCGTAGTACATACAATTCCTTTTTTTAAGGTTAAAATTCTTGGAATTCTTGGGGCATCAGAAACATCAACGAAAAAGGATATATTTGCTCTTGCTGCTGTTCTTGATCTTGGAACATATCCAATATTTCTTGCTAATGAAACAACATTTTCTCTTAGTGTTGCACTATCAATAAAGACCTCACCGCTAACCATGTTAGCATTGTATGAGGAAATGTACGTATTGTATGCAAGAATATCTATCAAGACCGACAAATTCGATCCTTCAAAGTCATAATCTGTAAAATCTGAACTTGATCTAAGAAAATCTTTGATAGATATTCTTATTTGATCAAAATCTAGGTCTGTAAAATTTACTATTGCCATTTATCGGGTTGGCTGTAATACGAATACTAACTGTTGTGGCTGAACATCTATACCTATAATGTTGTATTTAACCGTGACATTAAATTCATTGTTATCAAAATTAGGATTGACAATCACTTTAGTTAATGAAACTCTTGGTTCATAATTTCTGATTGTATTTTCAATTTGAGATTTGATTTCACTTGCAGAAATTGCATCAATATTTTCAAAAAGTGATTGTCCAATATCAGAACCAAGTCTTGGATTAAAAAATCTTTCACCTGGTGCAGTTAGCACCAGATTACGAACTGATCTTGCAATTGCAGTCTCGTTTTTAAGAGACAAAACATCAGAAGTCAATGGACTGACCTGAAGAGATAAACTAATATCTTTAAATGATTTACTAATTCTCTCTAAAGGCATTAATACTAAGACATATCTTCAATTTATTTATTAAGGATTTTGACCATAAAATGGTTCTGTTCCATAACTCCAATCATCATAATCGTCATCATTGCGAATTTTTTCATGAATTTCATTCTGAACAGAAAAATCGTGCTTTTTTGGAGTAATTTCGTCGTTATTAATCTCTCTGAGCATCTTTTTTTCTGATTTTTTTTCTGAAATGCTCCAATAATCAGTAGCTAAACTTGAAGTTCCCCAAACTTCTTTCATATAACTTGAATTTCGGTCTGGATTTGGGTGAATTGCCATCTGTTTTCTCCTATTTTAGGTTAAACAGAACTTTTTAAGGGGTTTCTATCCCTGAATTAAGTCCAGTGATTGTTTGGTCTCTCCCACCAAAAGTGTAAATCCTCTATTTCATCATCATAATACAGAGAAACTAGGTCACTTTTGAATTTACTATGAATATTTTCACATAATGATAGTGTATAGTAGTGAGATTTTCTGTAATTTTCATCACATTTTGTGATTTTTTTCATAGAATTAGTAATCCAAGTATAATTTCCACCTCGGATTACTCCAGCTTCACATAAAACAAAGGTTTTCCACTTTCGACACCATTCTGCAAAGTTAATTTCAAATAAAATCTTGTATTCTAACGCATCTTCATCAGGAAATGGCACGTTGACTGCCTCAATATGAAAAATCTCCCGCCCCATTGATAATGAGTGCGAGAGATGTTGAGTGACAATACCTGAATAATCGGGAGAGACACATAAAAAACAAGTATCTGAAGGGTGAATATTCCAGTCTGACATCTTTATTTTGTATGACATCTCTTGAATGAGTGCCATTTCAGTGTCTTGTGATATAAATTTAAGTTTTTTCATATTTAAATTACACTTTCTGCCTCATAGAGAGACTTTGGATGACCGGATTCCCCCTAAGAACTAGTTATAAGATTCTCAACCTTGTCCTCTATAACGCTTCCGTGCTTTATTCCGAGAAGACGCGGCATACTTGGTATGTTTACCTGCCCCTTGCCTCGATTTCTTAGGTTTAGACTCAATGAGTTGAGCACCACTGAAAGAAGGTCTCTTAGCCATTTACAATTTCCTCCAATTTAAGTTCATTCGGATCAATTTCACTACCCTCATAAAATTCATATGAGAGTTCTGAAAGGACTTCCGCACATTCTTCGTGTGAAAGCCCTGTATACATTAGTTCTCCTTTGTAGAGAATATTAAACATTTGCCTCAGATAACACGAGTCTTTTCGTGCCCAACGCGAATGCGAGGATCACACCAAATCTCATATCCCTGTTCTTTCGCATCAAGACAGAAGGAAACATCCTCTCCACACATATCTTGTACTGCACCAGATTCAAAAACTTGCATCTTCGGAGCAAACCAAGGATATTCGAGATTCTCAAAAACACCATTCTGAATCAGAACCCAACCAAATCCAGTATAATCAACTGTAAATGGTTTCCGACGCTTGCTGATACTCTCCACGGTTTCATGATTCATCACTCCACCATTGTTACGGAAATCATCTTCATCTAACCAATGTGCAACAGAGGTGGTGTGACCATCTTCTGTAGCATACCAACCAGAAACGATTCCACGCTTCTTCGACTCATCCACAACTCCCTCTTCATCAATTGCTTCTGCAGGGAATGCAAGATCACAAAGTTGCCAGAATTTCTCAGTGTTAAAGACAATATCACTATCAATCCAGAGTTGATAATCATATTGTAGTTTACCATCCCAAGGGATTTGCTTGGGTCCACGGAGAACATTCGCACCCAGACACTTACATCGTGCGAAATTTACCATTGAAGAATAATCTTGCGAAATCTGAATTCCACATCCATTTTGCACAAGATCAAAACATAGTTGAACAAATGCCTTTAGAAATGTATAAGAACATCCGCGCCCTGGAAGACAGAACACAATGCTCTTACCTCGCATTCTTTGTTTAATTGCATCGATATCCCAATCCTCAGTTGCCTGAGATGTGGGAGGTTTTGCCTTTACTGTAAATCCTTTTGCCATAAGAAATAAAAACCTTCAGTTCAATTTTATCGTGTTATTTAGTATTTGTAAACCCCTCTCAGTGAGAAGACTCTGAAACAACTTTTTTATTAACAATCAGTTCTTCAAAGTTTAAATCTTCTCTCTGATACTCTGTAGTTGTAATATCTACCATTGTTAGTAACGTATTCCAAGTCTTATAAAATTCATCTTCCTTAAGAGAATGATATAAGCACCGCCCCTTTGCGTATATGTGATAAACTTTTTCTACCATATTGAAATTCTATTGTTTCAATGCATTATATATCATCACAACGAATACTCCAAATAAAGTCATCAGCGGAAATCGAAATACATTGAAGAATTTT